GTTCATACTGTGTGTGTCAGTATGTATTGTGATCTGGTGGATCATGACGTATGACAAAAGGAATGGAATTTGAAGATACCTTTTCACTAGATCATCTAGTTTTTACTGAGAGAAAATGTAGAACCTGTGGTGTAACTAAAGATTTACTAAGTGAATTCTATCGAACAAGAAATAATAGAACCACTCCCTCTGCATATTCTTATGAGTGTAAAGAGTGTACAAAAATAAGAGTCAAGTCAAAAAGAAGAAAAAATAAACCTGAAATGTATCCAGATTGGTAGGGTTCATGCACTGTTTCCCCTCTGTAAGCGTGTTTTTTTCTAAATATTATTATAAAACAGTAGGGAATCACAGGAACTTTACATGGCACTCAGACTATCATCTCCGGGTATCAGTGTAAGAGAAGTTGACCTTACCAGAGGTAGCGTAAATGCAAGCATTAACGTTGCTGCCGGTATTGCCGGACCATTCAAAAAAGGACCTGTAAATGAAGTTTGCAGGATCAATAATGAAAAAGAACTTATAGACAAGTTCGGAGGTCCCGGTATAGGTATAACTGACTATCACTATGAAACTTGGTATGCTGCATCTAATTTCTTATCATATGGAGGGCAACTAGATGTTGTTCGTGCCGGTGGAGGAAACGTTGCAGGATCAAAAATGGTTAATGCCAACGCAGGAGTTGGAATAGCATCAACCTCAATATTAGCCATCGAAAATTACGATGACTATAACAATAATGAAATCAATGCAACCAATTTTTATTGGGCAGCAAAGAACCCCGGATCATGGGGAGAAAACCTAAAAGTATGTGTTATAGATGACGCAGCAGATCAAAGAATCACTGGCATCTTGACAACTAAGGTAGGTGATAAAGCAGGTTTTGGAACAATCACTAGTGCAAACGTTGCTGTGGGTTATGCTGTAACTCAGAGTTTGCATGGAATAAGCATTGGTATTGGAACGACTGGCACACCCGGAAATAATGACTTCCTGAAGGGTATCGTTACTGGTGTAGGTAATAGTTTTATTGATGTCAAGGTTGTATCAACAGTTGTTGCTGGATTTGAAACTGCAACAAAATATCAAGAAAACTCACAAATAGGATTCAGTACAGCATCCAGTATAATGTTCACTATAACAACAGGTGATGTTGGTATAGTTACTGGTACCCCTGCCATATCAGATTGGTATAATCAGCAGAACATTACTACAGGAAGAGCAGATGGTGGAACTGATACTGCCACAATCAAGTGGAGATCAATACTACCAAAACCACAGTCAAATGCTTATGTCACAGCAAGAAACGGAAACAATGATGCACTACACGTCGTTGTTATTGATTCTGATGGCACTGTTACAGGAAATACAGGAGCAATATTAGAAAAATTCAGTAACCTATCAAAGGCACAAGACGCTGAAGGATCTCCCAAAAAAGACATTTATTATAAAAATGTTATTGCAAATGAGTCTGAGTACATTTTTGCCGGTCTATCTCCTGTCAACGCAGCAGATGATTTTCATAACACTGCACCACTAGCAAGTGCATTTAGTAGTGGAGTTACAGGACTCACTGCTGCAGCAGGTGCTTGGGGACAAAATGCCAAAGACATCAAGTTCAACTTTATAGGTAATAAGAGTTATAGATTGATGGGTGGTAAAGACTACGGTGGACACATTGGAGTCTATGACGCTGATTTAGGTGATATTCTTAATGCTTACGATAAGTTGGCAAGCAAAGAAAATTCTGATATTAGGTTCTTACTTCAAGGTGGAGCATCTAAGTCAAAACCAGAAGAGCAAGCAAAAGCACAGAAACTTATTTCAATCTGTGAAGCGAGAAAAGATTGTATAACGTTTATCTCACCTGACCGTGGTTCAGTCGTAAACGTCAATACAATATCAACTCAATTGCAAAATGTTTTATCATTCTTTGCACCATTAGCATCATCATCATACGCTGTATTTGATAGTGGATATCAATACTTCTATGATAGATTCAACAAGAAGTTCAACTTCATGCCACTTTCAAATGACATAGCAGGACTTTGTGTTAGAACAGACTTGAATCAGTTCCCATGGTTCTCACCGGCAGGAACAGCAAGAGGTTCACTTGCACACGCAGTGAAACTATCATACAACCCCGGACAGGAAGACAGAGATCAGTTGTATTCACAAAGAATCAACCCAGTTGTTTCACTACCCGGTTCTGGAATCACTCTCTTTGGTGACAAAACTGCACTTGCATTCAGTAGTGCATTTGACCGCATCAACGTAAGGAGATTGTTCATCACAGTAGAAAAAGCGATTGAAGCAGCAGCAAATGCTCAACTCTTTGAACTCAATGATGCAGGCACAAGATCAAACTTTGTCAATATTGTTGAACCATTCCTAAGAGATGTTCAATCTAAGCGAGGAGTTACAGACTTCTTACTTGTATGTGATGAAACAAACAACACACCAGATGTTATTGACCGCAACGAGTTTGTGGCAGATATATTCCTGAAGCCGTCAAGGTCGATCAACTTCATAGGACTAACATTCGTCGCAACAAGAACTGGAGTTTCCTTCAGTGAAGTTGTAGGCACAGTTTAGGAGGTATAACAAATGGATAAGAACATTTTTTCAGTACCTAACAACACTAGAACAATTGATGATTTCAAGGCAAGATTGATTCAAGGTGGTGCACGTCCCAACCTCTTTGAGGTTGAGATGGCATTCCCTACAGAAGATATCTTTCCTGAGTTAGGTGATACAACTTTCAGAATGATGATCAAGGGAGCACAACTTCCAGCATCAAATATCGCAGAGGTCATCGTTCCGTTTAGAGGTAGACAACTCAAAGTTGCCGGAGACAGAAGATTTGACCCATGGACAATTACAGTCATCAATGATGGTGATTTCAAACTTCGCGAAGCATTCGAGAAGTGGGCAAACTTCATAACTAAAGTATCTGACGGATCAGGAACCATCAACCCTAATGACTATCAAGTCAATTGGATTGTAAACCAACTTGGAAGAGCGAAGTTTACAGAGGGTAGAGCACTTGATAGTGGTTCAGAACTTCCAGTTCTTAGAAGATATTACATGCAAGGTTGTTGGCCAAGTCAGGTCTCACCAATAGAACTCAATTATGATACAGAAGGTATCGAAGAGTTCCAAGTTACACTTCAAGTTCAATACTGGGAAGCGTATAAGGGCACTGATGGACAAGGTGCTCCATCTGTGGTATAATAAATAGGATTACTATAAGTCTAATATAATAATGGCAAAACTTTTTGGATTCTCAATAGACGATGAAGAAAAGAAGTCGAAAGGTGTAGTCAGTCCCGTCCCCCCAAACAATGAGGATGGTGCTGACTATTATCTTAGTTCAGGATTTTACGGTCAGTATGTAGATATTGAAGGTGTATTCAGAACAGAATTCGACATCATTAGAAAATATCGTAACATGGCATTACACCCAGAGTGTGATACTGCTGTGGAGCATGTTGTCAATGAAGCGATTGTCGCTGATTTGAATGATAGTCCTGTAGAAATAGATTTAGATAACCTAAACGCAAGTTCAAGTCTCAAAAATGTAATAAGAGACGAGTTCAAGTATATCAAGGATCTAATAGGTTTTGATAAGAAAGCACATGAGATATTCAGAAATTGGTACGTAGATGGTAGACTATACTATCACAAGGTAATTGACCTTCAAAAACCAGAATTAGGATTAGAAGAAATAAGATATATCGATCCATTGAAGATCAAGTTGATGAGAATCAGACCAAAGGATCAAGATAAAAGATATGAAGTCAAACCATCAGGATCTGTAGGCGAGTCTGTCACTGAAGATACAAAGGTTGTAGAATTCTACACATACTATCCACAAGGAACTGCACAAAAGTATGGTAGTATTGCAGGTAAAGGTGTCAAAATTGCGAAAGATGCAATTACATATTGCTCATCAGGTTTGGTAGATAGAAACAAACATATTGGTTTATCATACTTACATAAGTCAATCAAGGCACTCAATCAATTACGTATGATTGAGGACTCTCTTGTTATCTATAGACTATCAAGAGCACCAGAAAGAAGAATATTTTACATTGATGTTGGTAACTTACCAAAGGTAAAAGCAGAACAATACTTGCGTGATGTAATGAGTCGTTACAGAAACAAACTTGTATACGATGCAAACACTGGAGAGATCAAGGATGACAAGAAATTTATGTCTATGCTTGAAGATTTCTGGTTACCAAGAAGAGAGGGTGGTCGCGGAACAGAGATCACAACACTTCCCGGTGGTCAGAATTTAGGAGAACTAACAGACGTAGAATATTTCCAGAAAAAATTATATCGATCACTCAATGTACCTGAGTCAAGAATAGGTGCAGATGGTGGATTCAATCTAGGTAGATCATCAGAAATTTTGCGTGATGAACTTATGTTTAGTAAGTTTGTTGGTCGCTTGAGAAAGAGATTTAGTGGTGTATTCTTAGATCTTCTCAAGACACAACTAATCCTCAAGAATATAGTGACACCGC